ATACATAAACTTATACATAATACCCCTGCTAATGTTCCTAATATAAATCCTATAAAAAACTTTCCCATTATTACACCTCTTTCACATTTTTTACACATCTTTTGACATATCTTTGCACATTTTTCTCATCACTTTTATTTTATGCAATATTACAGTATAACATTTATTACATAATTCACATATCTTTTTTGTCTTGTTACTTTTATATTTAATATGTAATTGTTTTAATGTGTCTTCATCATAGCTTACTTCTTTTCCACATATATCACAATTATATTTATAAGTACCTTTTGACCTGTCTTTTATACTTACCATTTCTATATTACCTTTCTTTTTTATTGTCTTCTGAATCTGAATTTAATTTTGTTACTGTTTTATGTATCTTTTTATATCTTTCACAATATATTGTTTCTTTACTAGCACAATTACAATTTAGAAAATATCCACAACTTAAACATGTATTCATTTTGCACCATCTCTCCATCTATATACTTTTCCTGTTTTGTATAAATTATATAGACTTTCATTGTTGCTATCATGATATTTAATTACTCTTGGCATTAAATCATCAAAATAACATTGTATCTCTTTTCCGTTTACTGTTATTTTATTATCACACCCCACAAATCCACTGCACATTCTTGTTTTTCCATATTCTGTTGCTTGTCCACAATTATTGCATCTTACTATTCTTTTTAATTCATCTTCATTATCTTCTATTAATTCCATTTGATTACCTTCATCAAGTATGTTAGGATTTATATATACTTTTTCTTTGTTGTAAAAACATCCTTCACATCCTCTTTTTTCACATTCAGCTTTTTCTTGCTCTTTTTCTGTACATGTCATTTTCTATCACTCCTTTTAAGTAAGTAAATTTATTTACTTACTATTTTTAAGTTCTTATAGTAGTTATTTCTTATATTGTTATCTATGTGTATCGCTCTTTCATCTTTTTCTAAATGTCGTATAAACATTTCCGCAACTATTCTCGATACAGTTACTGTGTAGCTCTTACTATTTTGCCATAATAACACTTGCATTCCATAAACATTGTATTTCAATTTTTTTAATTTGTTAGTTTGTATATTTTTTATTCTTCCATAATTGCTTATACTATAATTCAAATTTCCTATTTGCTTCCATATCTCATCTTTATAATTTTCTGTACTCATATATTCTTTATCAAAATTTTCTTTTTTATAGTTATATTGGGGAAAAATCATTCTGTCTAATAGGCTTTCAACTTTAAATTCATTTATTATTTCTTTTATTACTTCATTTTGTGTCTTATTTGATTTATTATAGTATCTTTCTTTTATTTCATCATCTTGCAATTGTTCTAATTCTTCCCACTCAAAGTCTGATATATTTTTATATATGTCTACTATTCCCTTTGATTCCATATTTTTTATTTCTTTAACAATTTCTTGTTGAGAAACATTTAAATCTTCGGAAAGTTGATTCAAAGTTAATATTTCTTTATATTTAGCAATATAAATTTTGTCGAATTCTTTTATTTTTTATCACTCCTTATTTATCATTTTCTTTTCTCTTATTTCTTTTCTCTTATTTCTTTTCTTCTTGATTTATAGGTTCTCCATATATTTCCATTCGTTTTAACATTATTTCTTTATCAATATTCCTCTTTTCTGATATTGAACAAGGTATTGCTATTCCTAATATTATTATTAATGTTATTATTATTCCTGTTATACATCCTACTAAAAAATCTTTATCCATGTCTATTTTTATCCCTCCTTATTTATCATTTTCAATATAGTCTTTTACTCTTTTTCTATCATTCTCTTTTTTCTTAGCTCTATAATATTTTAGTTTATTTCCTTCTACTCTCATTTCTATTGGTAATATTCTTATATTTGATTTAAAACTTTTATAAACTACTTTTAATTCTTTATCCATTTATTTTGCCTCCATATAATATTTACATCTATAAATCCCCTCAAAGTCTATATTACTTAATCTATTACAGCCTAAACATTTTTTACATATTCCTTTAAGTTCTAAATATTTCATTTTTTATCTCCTATACTCTAAATAATAGTTTTGTTCTTCTTCTTGCCTTTTCTCTGTTGTTTTTATTTTTGCTTTTATATCTGGATGTATTTCTAACCATTTTCTACGACATCTTGTAATGCTTTCAAAACTAATCCCGCATAAACTCATTCCATTTAATACAGCCCATATTGCTGTACTTTTGTCTATTCTTATCATTTCATTTAAAACTTTAAATATTAAATAATTATCGTTTTCTCTTGCATATTCATCTGTGTCTAATATTTTATAAACTACTTGTTTTGTTTTTCTATTCATTTGTACCACCTCTTATACTTAATCCCATTAAATCGTAAAATAATTGCTCTTGTTGCTTTATTTCTAACAATTCATAATCAGGATCTTTTTTTGCTTCTATAATTATCGAAATTGTTTTTTTCGGATTTTGTTCAATTTGTTTTTTATATTTATTAAATAAAGATAAATATAAATCATTTGCATTTACATTTTCATTTTCATTTACATTTTCATTTTCATTTACATTTTCATTTTCATTTACATTTTCATTAGGTTTTGTTTCGGTTTTATTATTTATAAAACCATTGGTTTTTTCTTTTTCAAAACCATTGGTTTCTTTTTTAGGTCTTCCTCCGTCTTTTTCCATTTTCATATCTTTTAGTATTAGCAAGGATTTGAGGCTTTATTAACACGAATATTGTCTTAGATAACCCAGTAAGTTCTGTATCTTTTTCATTTAATGCTAAATCACAAATCGCATCATATACTTGTAATCTTTCTTTATCTTTTAAATCTTTTAATGCTTCAAAAAAGCTTTTATAAAATACAAAACTTTCTTTTTCTGCCATTATTTTTTCTCCTTTCTTAAATTTTTTTAATTAATTTTGTTCCATTTTTTATAAATTAATTTTTCTTTTTCCCATTTAGTCCCATAAATACGTTTCAAATATTCTTCTATATAATCTTCATATAACTGTGTATTCTGTCCATGATCTTCTTGATAATGACATTCTGGACATAATGTAACTATATTTTCTTCTATGCCTAATCCTCCGTTGACTTCTTTTTATAAAGTGTGCATTTGCACAACTTTTTTGAACATATCTTCCACAATATATACATCGTTTATTATCTCTGTTCCATACTATTTCTTTTACTTTTTGAGATATCTCACAAGCTTTACTTCTTTTGCTCATTTTTATCCCAACTTTCTAATAAGCTATCTATTTCTGCTTTAGATTTTGTCTCTAAATTAAGCATCTTTGCTAAATTTACTATTACTTCTATTAATAAGCTCATCTCTCTACTGTTGTAAGTGCTAGAGCCATAGTAACAATTAACTTTTACACATTTGTTTTTTCTATCTACTTCTTGTACTAGAAATCCTAGTCCTTGATTTTCCCATATTCTTTTAAAATTATCATATGTTTTTTCTTGTGCTATAAATGGTTCGAAAGTTCCTATTTGTAATATTGCATCTTTGTATATATCTTCTTTTGTTACTACAGTTCCATCTTTACTTAATTCTTTTGCTATAGAGTCACATAAAACCCAACAATAAGAATTGGCATCAAGTGACCTCTTTTTATACCACTTTTTTATTTCAATATTTAGCTTATTTTCGTTTTTTAACTGTTCTACTACTTCTAATTCGTTTGTATCTAAAAGCAAGCTTATTTTTGATTTTCGTGTCTTATAATCTATTGATATATCATCTATTGTTCCGTGTTGTTTGCATAAGGAAAAACTCCTTTCTTTAAACATTCTGTCAATTCCTTTAATTTAGGAATGTACTGGTTATTAATAAATGTCTCATCATAATCTATTTGAAAAAGTTTTATTCTGCTTTCATCTATTTTATTGAAAAAGTTTTTATAATCGTTTTCTTTTAATCCATAAGCCACTATGTATAGTTTGTGAATATTACTTGCATACATTTCAATTTGTGCTTGTCTCCAATATTGTTTTGATACTTTAAATTCTTTTTCTATGTTGTATGTTTTTACTTCATAAATACAAGTATCTGTATTTCCATCTAAATTTACTCTTAGCCTATCTTTAATTATCTGTTTGTCTTTTTCTAAACCATCAATTTTTAAACTATCTAGTATTTTATGTTCATAATTTGTTCCCGTTTGCATACTTTCTGTTTTTATATCGTTTTTGTATAATCCTAACTTTTCAAGCCACCATTTTTCAAATGTCTTTGTAT